TGGATAACGCAGCGGGAGAATTTAGAAAAGAGACTGGATTAACAATAAGTCAGATGGGTGAAATACGATCCATCGCAGAATCAACAAATGTTCAGTTTAGAGCCTATGGAGTTTCAATAAAAGATGCTTATCTGTCTGCCGGCGCTTTAGTCAAATCATTTGGAAACACAAATCAAATATCCACGGAACTTGTTGAAACAACGGCCCTATTAAATAAAAACATGGGGGTTGCAAATGAAGATGCTGCCGGGTTTTTAATGTCAATGAAAACTGTTGGTGGATACACCGACGAACAAGCAACCTCTGCAGCTGCATATTCAAAACATCTGGCAAATGCCGCCGGCGTTCCTCTGAGTGCAATAATGAAGGATGTTGCTGGGGCTTCGGAAGAAGCTAGAGCAATGGTTGGTGGTATGCCGGACAGATTGATAAAGGCAGCCGCAGCTGCAAGAAGATTGGGAACGGATTTAAATTCCTCCGCTAAGAGTGCTAGAGGGTTATTAAATTTCGAAGAAAGTGTAAACGCCGAACTTGAGGCATCCGTATTAACAGGGAAAAATCTTAACTTCATGGACGCTAGAAGACTTTCTTTCGCAGGCGACCTAGCCGGAGCACAAGAGTCTGTTTTGAAGACGGTTGAGGGTATCGGAGATTTCAGCAAGATGAATGTTCTTCAACAAGAAGCAATTGCAAAGGCTTCCGGATACTCAGTATCGGAGTTGCAAAAGATGTTGCAACAACAAAAAAAACTCAATTCTTTGAGTTCGGAGGGGCGAAAGAAATGGGATGAGTTGTCCAAAGCCAAAAAGGAAGATATAGAACTCACAGAATCACAAATTCTAAAAGAAAAGGAAATGCAAACTGCACAAGAGAATTTTAATAATGCACTTTCGTCTCTAAAAGAGTCTTTTACTACAATTTTCGCACCGTTGTTTGGATGGATAACTGTGATAGCAAGTAAGTTAGCCGACGGCGCAGCTGTTGTCGCAAAATTTACATCTGGATTTGGACAAATAGGCAGTGCAATAACAGCATTGACTTCTTTAGCTGTAGTTCTTGCTGGTGTATTGGTAACAATGAAGGTGATGAAAGGCATTGGAGGATTGTCGGGGAGTTTGTTTGGCGGAAAAACTGGAATAGGTGGTATAGGAGGTGTTCTCAAAGGCATTTCAAATGGTATGAAGTCGTTTTCAAAAGGTATGGGAGATGTTGTCAAATCCACGATGGAAGGCATTTCAGCCGGACTTAAATCTTTCCAATCCGTATCTCCAGTTGCAATATTAAAAGGAGCGTTGGCAATTGCATTGCTGGGCGCTTCTATGTTACCGTTCGCTTATGCAATGAAAATGTTCGGGGATGTTAAATGGTCAGATGTATTCATTGGACTTGGCGCACTTACAGCATTTGCAGTTGTTGCCGGTGTG